ACACTACAAAACTGTTTTGTGCTGCCATCCCCAGATGACTCCCGTGGTGGAATCATGGATAGTGTTAAGGAGATGGCTGAAACTCATTCTAGGGGTGGTGGTGTTGGTATCAACCTATCCTCTCTCAGACCTCGCTATTCAAAGGTTGTTGGAGTCAACGGCTCGTCTTCAGGGGCGGTGTCTTGGGGTAAAATGTTCAATCTGTCTACTGGGCTTATCGAGCAGGGTGGATCGCGCAGAGGCGCTACGATGCTGATGATGGATGTGTGGCATCCTGATATTATGGAATTCATTACTGCCAAACAGCACGCTGGAGAATTTGAAAACTCCAACATGAGTGTTTGCATTACTGATGACTTTATGTCTTGTCTGGCTGAGGATGGGGATTGGAGCTTAATATTCCCAGATACAACTGATCCCGAATACGATGCTTTTTGGGAAGGAGATATCAAACAGTGGATTGATATCGGCAAAGATGTTGTTGTATATGAGACGGTAAAAGCTTCTACAATTTGGAATGCAATCATTTCATCGGCATGGGCTTCAGCGGAACCCGGTCTTCATTTTATTGACCGGTCTAACAAGATGAGCAATTCTTGGTACTTCGCTAGACTCCAGGCCACGAATCCGTGTGGAGAGCAACCACTAGAGGCTTATGGGGTTTGTACTCTTGGAGCCGTTAATCTTGCTAAATTTGTAGATGAAGATAGAGATGTTCTATGGAATGATTTACGGAGCGTCGTCAGGACAGCGGTTAGAATGCTTGATAATGTGATTGACGCAAACGAGTATCATTTCCCAGAGATTGATATCAACCATCGTGGAAACCGACGAATTGGTTTGGGCGTAATGGGGCTAGCAGAGATGCTGGTAAGAATGGGGCTTAAGTATGGCGATGAAGATGCGGTTTTGTTTACAAATGCTTTGTTTGAAACAATAGCCGAAGAATCGTATATGGCTTCTGTTGATCTCGCTAAAGAAAAGGGAGCATTCCCTCGATTTGATGCTGAGAAGTATCTGCAGTCAGGATTCATGCGAGGCATGAGTCCTGAAGTTCGTGCTGCCGTTCAGCAGCATGGAATAAGAAATGTTTGTTTGTTAACCGTTGCTCCAACTGGGACAACGGGTACAATGATGGGAACTAGCACCGGCATTGAGCCGTATTTTGATTGGACTTACTCTAGGCAAAGTCGTTTAGGTGTTCACACGGAAGTCGTTCCTGTCATTAAAGATTTGGGACTCGATTTAGAGGATCTTCCGTCGTATTGCGTTACGACTAGAGATCTTGCTCCAGAGGACCATATTAATATTCAGAGCGTAGCGCAACGATGGGTTGATGCTGCAATTAGCAAAACAACCAACTGTCCATCAGATTATACTATAGATGAGACAGATCGTTTATACCGGCTTGCATATGATAGAGGATGTAAGGGTATTACAATATACAGGGATGGGTCTAGACACGAACAGGTGTTAAACTCTAGTGATGACGTTGAGGCGGAATCATGTAGGATAGATGACCCGGATTGTCAGACATGCGCTCTATGATCTATGGACAAATATGTGGTACAAGAATATATATGCCATGAAACTGGGGAATACGACACAATAGAGTTTAAAGAAGGAACTGTGGCTCCTGAAAGTTACTCTGGGGTATCTGAAATAACCAGGTGTTTGGTTAAATTTGAGCAAATTGATGAAGAAAACGACGTATAGTCGTGCAAATACATCGAAATTGTGATATTATCTAGGCATGGTTGGTAGAAATTATGTAGATCGCGGCGGGATTTTGATGCCCGACCGCATTTTTGGCATTTGTGCATGGCGATTGCCCAATGGGGAACTACTCATGGACGCAGATCGCAATATCATGTGCGCAGAAGGCTTTGTTGGTGATCCAGTTGTTGAAAGGCAGGTTGCTGAAGCTGCTGCCTATTGGTCTGATAGGGCCGGTGGAAAGGTTCATTGGGTCGAGGGAGCCAGAAAGGTTAGCGACGATGAGGCCGAAGGCCAAACAGAGCGTCTGCTAGACGGCAAAATTCCTGATCCTATGGAAGACTTCTTTGATCCCACCAAACTGATGCCGGGAGATGGAGGAAGTCATGACTAAATTTGTTGAAGACGAAGAAGAGCAGATGGTCGAAATCGATGATTTGTCTTACGTTGGTTTTGATGTGGTTAGTAAAAATAGTGATCATTTCAAAAAAATCGATGTCCAGAGTTTGCCCACGAAGGCTAAACGGAGGGCGACCAGGCTAATTAAAAAAGCGATTGAGACTGAGGGGGCCAAAAGTAAGTATGTCGATCCTGAGACAATCGATGGGTATGCTTTATTTGACGTTGTTACCCCTCCGTATGATCTAGAAACTTTAGCCGAATTGTATGAGCAAAGTTCAATACATTATGCTGCCGTAAATGCACGAACTATGAACACTGTAGGTCTTGGATTTCGATTCGATGATAGCGTAAAGGGAAAAAAGAAGTTAGAGCGCTCGCAGAATTCAAAATCTAAATTAGAGAGAGTACGGCAGGACATCGACAGATCTAAGAGAAAGATGGAAGAGCTTTTTGATGCCTTTAATATAGACGAGACATTTATCGAGACTATGATTAAAGTTTGGAATGATTATCTTACTGTCGGCAATGGCTATATTGAGATTAGCAGGACTAACTCTGGAAAGATTGGCTACGTGGGGCATGTCCCCGCCACTCTAGTTAGGGTGCGACGTAACCGCGATGGATATATACAACTTGCGAATACTTCAAAAGTAAATGCCGTGTTTTTTAGGAACTTTCAGGACTCAGAGACCGAAGATCCTCTCGGCAAGGACGCTAATCCAAACGAGTTGATTCAGTTTAAATCGTACACTCCGAATAACACCTATTATGGAGTACCGCCAGCGGTTCCGGCTGCGGCTGCCATTGTTGGGGACAAGTTTGCAAAAGAATATAATATTGATTATTTTGAAAACAAGGCGATCCCTCGATATGCCATTGTCCTCAAGGGTGCGAAACTGAGTCAGAAATCAAAAGAGCAACTTGTGAATTACTTCCGTCAGGAAGTAAAAGGCAAGCATCATGGAACGTTGATTGTCCCTCTTCCGCCTTCAATGGGCAACGATTCCGATGTAAGGTTTGAAAAGTTGGAGGCAGGAGTTCAGGACTCTTCATTTGATAAATATCGTAAATCAAATAGGGATGAGATTTTGGTCGGTAACCGCGTACCGGCACCAAAGGTTGGCGTCTATGACAATGCCAACCTAGCCGTGTCACGGGATGCCGACAAGACGTTTAAGACTCAAGTTGTGGGGCCGGATCAAAAGATCATTGAAAAGCGAATCAATAGAATTGTTAAAGAATATACTGATAATGTAGAATTTAGATTTGAATCTATTGACCTGATTGATGACGATTTGCAATCAAGAATCAATGATAGGTATCTCAGGACTGAGGTAATAACACCCAACGAGGTTAGAGAGACGATGGGTCTAACTCAGAGGAATGAGGGCGATGAGGTCTTGCCATTCCCGTCTAATGTTAAGATGAAGCAACTTGAGATGGACGAGGAGCAGGCTAAAGAAGAAGCCAAAAAACCAGAGGGTGCGCCTGATGGTAATGATAACGCTGAGTCCGGTTCTCCGCCTAAAGCGGGACCGGACAGAGATGGTGGTCAGACCCCTGCGGCGGTCACTGGGGAACGGCGAGAACGTGGGGAAGCGCAAGATGAATAAAGGAGGACACTATGTCTTATAATGGAATGGAATCTGTCGTCTGGTGGGGAACACCGGACGGGTACCAGGACTCTGATGGAGTAATTCAGATTACGGCTGCTGGTGGCGATCATATTTCGATAAGTTGTTTATGGGTATGGAATTCGCATGCGACGACCATCGCTACAATACAATTTGATGGTGGATCAACTGATCAGCGCAGAATTGCGATACCACCTGGTGGCACTACTTATATTGCCATACCCGGGAACCACCACAGTTTTGAAGTCAAGACTACTGCCGTTAACTGTCGCGTATTCGCTACGGGGTCTTAACACAACTTGCGTTTTTACGCAATAAATAGTATATTGATAAATACAGGAGGCGATTATGCAAGATAATACGTTCCATGTGTCTTTTCCTATTGATATGATCAAAGCGGAAGAGCGCATTGTAACAGGTGTTGCTACCGCTGATAATATAGATAGTTCTGGCGACATAATCGAGTTTGATGCCTCTGAGAAGGCGTTTAAGGCTTGGCGTGGAAATATTAGAGAAATGCACGCTCCGGTTGCTGTAGGTAAGGCAATCGATTACGAGCCTGTTGATTTAGACATCGACGGTTCTTCTCATAAAGGCATGAGGCTGTCGGCGTTTGTATCCAAGGGTGCCCAGACTACATGGGAAAAAGTCCA